CCAGGGCGAGTTCTAAGCGCCCATTGGAATAGATCAGAATCAATCGCCAGGTCAGTGGCAACTGCCAAAGGATTACCTTCAATGGTGGCTCTGCCACCGACAACGGCGGCTAAGTGGATTACAACATCAAAGTAAGTGTTATCGGCTGCAAAGAATTTGCGAGCATCAATGCCTGATTTAATATCAAAGCCAACTACTTCATTATTCTTTGTATCTAGCGCTCTATGAAAGGCTCTACCTACAAATCCTTCATCGCCTGTAATTAGAATTTTCATTATTGCCACAAATTGTAAATATTAGGCCTAATACCGCCAACTAAATCTGATTCATAACGACCCTGCCCTATTAATCCAGGTTCAATTGCATATCTATTTAATTTATTACTTAATGAGTTCATTTCAATATCCCCAAAATTTTTACCAGTTAATCCAGTAAAAATAGTAGGAATGCAATTAATTTTCAATGCTGTGGCATGGCCGCCATAAGATTCATCTATTTTGTAAATTTTATCAGTAATTTTAGTTGATTTGATTAAATGATCACCAAAACTTACTGTATCCCAATCATCAGGAATTTCAGGCCAAACTTGTTCTAGTTTTTCATAAAAATTATCCACAAACTCACAATCATCATCTAAAAATAAAACACTTTTATATTCTTTATATTGAGAATAAAAAAGCCTATTAAGCCAATTCATTGTATTGCAGAATATTGGGCTCATATCTGTATTTAAATTATCAATGGCTGGCCATTTATGCCAAGTTATTTGTAATTTGCTTAATTGATGTGTTATACCTTTTAACCTATCAGGGCGTCTATCCAAATTAACTACAATTACTGCATCAAAAAGATCATTTATTTTCATTTTAATTTTGCCAATAAATCTTGATACTCTGCACCAGCCATATAAGCATCAAAGGCAACCTTATCGGCTGAGTAAACTTCAGGAGCATTTACCCTGGCGTAATTATCATCCATTGGCGCCTTGCCATTGAAGGCGTGGCAATGCTCAATGATTACATCAGGTAGGTATTTAATCTTGCCTAAATCTTGCCCTAGTTTTAACCAAAAGTTATCTAAGTATAAATGGCGCTGAGTATCAGGAACCATTCCTCGCAGATGCTCAACTATTTGAGCAGACATCGCTACCGCAGTTGGTAGCGCTGAGCCTTGGAATAGATCGTTGCCATAAACAATATCTGAGCCTGTATAAAGTTCCTCGACAAACTTTTCATCCCAGTTAGCAGTTCTTGGGCGGTGATCATCACCCATAAATGCAAAGTTATCAAACTCGCCTATAAATTGGCGGGCTATGTAATTTAATGGGTAAGCCATCCCACCAGTTTCATTATGAATCATAATTACAGATTCAACTGGCAGTTTCCAGGAATACTCATTTCGAGTTTCATCATTAAAATCTACTATGTAAAATCTTGCAGCCTTTGTATTTGTTTCTACAAAAGCCTGCTCTAAGGCAATGGCATTATCTGGCCGCCCGCGAGTTGGAATTAAAACTACTAGATCACTCTTTACCATTTGCTAACTCCCCCGCTATCGCAAAATAAGCAGCGCCATCAATGTAATTATCAGCCTTATAGGTTTCCATTGATCTTGCCACCTTGATTAGTGCGCAAATCATAGCGCCTTGCTCTGGTGTTATCTCGCAATCAAGATAAGCAGATAGAAGCCTGCTGATACGATTAAAGTTAATAGCAGGCGTTCCATAATCATCTTGCCTGTCGGTGTGAGTAAGCCTCTTGGCTTCATCTAAAATTTTCCCCCGATTCATTTATTTACTTAGAGCCTAGGCCGTATTCTTGCTCTGTTTTATCTGCCCACTTAGCGGCTGGGCCAGCGATTGAACCAATTAAAATTGCATATTGAGGAGCAAGATCAGCAGCCAGTGCAATTCCCATTGTTACCGCTGATGCTAGAACTGCTCTTGCATAAGATTTAAAAGCAGAAATTGTTTTAGGGTCTTTTAATTTAGCGATTAACTTTTTCATTTTTATCCTTTAAGGGCGAACTACGCCCATTATCAGGGAGTAGGAGCGTTTCCTAAGATACACACCATCTCCATTTGATTGGCTTCCTACACTACCACTTGAGGTATTACCTTCGATAACTTGCAGGTATTTTAGCGCAGTATTGTTCCATTTTACGATTCCGACATGATCAGGTTGAGCATCATCATCAAACTGGAAAAATACAATATCTCCAGCCTGAGCCTGACCTATTGGAATTACTTTGTTTTTTTTAGCAAACCATTTAAGGCCAGCATCGCAAGAGGCAAATCCTTTTTTACTTTGTGCTGCAATATTAGATATTAAACCAGCCTCATTAAAACACCAGGAAACAAAGGTAGCGCACCAAGGTTGATTATTAGCGCCATACCATTTACCAAAAATAGTATTGTTGTTGCCACTCTCTTTATAGCCAATTTGTGCTTTGGCTATCTCAACTACTTTGCTCATAACACCCCTTTTATTTTTTAACTAACAATCTGTAAATTTCATCTATTCTGGCCTCTAGCCGATCAACTTGGCAGGTTATACTATCAATGCGATCTCGAACCGAGTTTCCACCATTGGGTTTAAGTTCGGAAAGATAACTCTTAACTAAAAATCTTACACCTGCAACTAAAAATCCAGTTAAGGTTCCAACCGCAACAGCGATTGAAGCCCATTCGTTAGCGGTCATTTGGTAATTACCAACACACTCATTAATGCGGTACCTGTTGAAGTAATGCCATATATTGCGTTTTCGTGATTAGCAAAAACTGCTTTGTCGCCATTATCCATTCTGTATCCAGTTGATGAAGTTACATTGCTATCACCTAAATAAATTATGCCTGATGATGAATGAAAGTGAACTTCCTCAGCCTGAGCATCTCCTGCTACTAATAAAGTTGCGGCAGTAGTAACTGTTGTTTGGCTTGAACTTATTGGCACATCTCTCCTTAAATAAGCCCCGAATCCTCAATAGCATCGACGGCATCATCGATGCTTTTTGTTATATCTGGGAAATCGTAAAGCATAATTTTGAGGGATTATGCTTGAAGGCCTAGAGCCTGTAAATCCTGAAAGATTGTGCTTTGTTGTAATCTTTTTGATATTGGCTGTAACCCTTCAATCAAGCCATCAAAATATTTAGGCTCAACCCAAGCGGAATAACTGCCATCAGGTGTTAATTGTGCATTTGTATATTCTGTTGAAATACCATCAGGTAATGGAATACCTAATTGCTCTTTAATTTGTGCGTGCCATATATTAAACGCTTCAAGCGTTTCAAATCTTGCCCACATTACGGAGTACCCCACTTTGTTTTTAAATAGTCATATACTAATGTTATATCTCCTGATGATAATTGACTTGGATACAAAATAACTTCACAAATATCACCAATAAATCCTGAACCGCCACCAGTAACATCATAATTACCAATCCTGTCGTAATTTCCAGGGTAGAGAGAATTAGACCAATTACCAGAACTTGTAACTGATTGTGATACATTATCTAATTTTATATCTCTGCTTCCTGTTGCTGTGTGATCAATAGATAAAATATGACCGCCTGAACTTATATTTGAACCATTTTGAGCAATACCTATACTTTGATTGCCACTACTTTGTGTGTACCATAAAATTCTTTCATTTGCGAAACCACCTGTCCAACTTCCGCCAACAAGGCCGCTATTACCTGGAACTCCCAAAGCATTGCTACTAAATATCATTGCAAAACCGCCAGTTGAGTTTGTCCAACCGCTTGGCGTATTGATAACCATAAAAGTTGTTTGAGTTGTGCCGCCAATTTGAGTTCCTAATCCTAAACATTTATCAGCATTTGCACTAAACCTTACACCAGGCTTGCCATTTAAAACAGAGGATTCTTTTGTTGGTTGATTTGCAACTGTGGCTTGTGTTGCATTATTTCCATTACCACTTTTATCAGCCCAAGCACTTACAACATTACTTGAACTAAAAGTAAAACTTGTTGCATCATCAGCATCTAACCAAAATGAAAAGCCCGAAACTGGTGGTGAAACTGTTCTTGGATAATTTTGACTAGCAACAATTCCTAATAAAGTCATTAAGATATATCTCCTAGAATTGTAAAAGTATTTGAACCAGTGCAGACAATTGAGGCAGCAGAGTACTGCGCTCTTAAAGTTGGAGCAGATGCAGTAGCACCAGTTGAGGTGATAGTTACGCCAGCACCTTGAGCAAATGGAACTGCACCAGTGCCAATGCGTTGAACATTAATTACTTGACCAGTTGTAAAAACTGAAGGTGGAACTGTTACAGTTCTTGAAACAGTATCGCTAACAGTTACTAATTTAAAAGCATCTCCAGCAACTAAGGTATAGGCAGCAGTTTGGGCATTAAGGGTTAGTGAAACTCCAGCCACATATTTAAGCCCTGTTGCTTCGCCCGAATCCGCTACGAGTGTGGTGCCGTTTGCTCCTACTGTTAGTTTACTGAAGGTATCGGCTCCAGTACCTACAACAAGATCACCCTTGGCATCTATTGCGGTTGCCATAGAGTTTGTGATAGTAACAGTTCCAGATGTTCCACCACCTGAAATACCAGTTCCAGCAGTTACGCCTTCAATATCTCCAGAGGCTGGTGTTGCAAATTGGAAAAAGATAGCAGCACTAGGGCTAGTAAATCGTAAAACTCCACCTTGATTTGTTGCCAAAACTAATGATCCTGATGTTGCAACTGTTGCAGTACCAGCAGTAATAGTTGTTGCTCCAGCGCCAAGATTAATGATGGTTACAATATCGCCTGTTGCAAATAATCCTGTATTAACAGTAATTGTTGTTGCACCAGCATTGCTCATTGTTATTGCATCGCCAGCATCAGCGGCAACTAATACATAAGATGCAACTTTTGCACTTGCTGCGCCGCCTAACATTGCCGTCTGTTGTAGGCTAGTCATTTGGGCTGCGGTCAATACCTGCCCAGTGGTGAAGGTTTGCTTCGACATTATTGCTCCTTAGTCAGTAACTTAAGATACCAGAACCCAAGCGGCCTTGATCGGTGGTGCTATCAAGGATAAACGCCTGAATTAGAGGTTCTGCGGTTAGTATTTTTGTAGTGAACATTGTGTTAGTTATATCGTGCTGAACGCCTTGAACAAATAGTTCCTTAGTAATGATTGAACCACCTGGAACAGTTTTTGTAACATTAACTAGATCAAAGATTTCAAGACTTAACCCAGCCACAATTTTGGTAGGTGCTGAGGAATCTAGGAGATTTATAGTCATTGAATCTATACGATCAGTTGTATCTTTTCGGGCTACTAATAGAGTTTGAGCCTGATCTAAAGCCTCAGCATCGGTTTGAACTAGGATTCCATCACGCTTGCCAGAGTGTAGAAAGTAGGTATCTATCGAGGTTTGATCAAAAACATTTTGGCTAGTTCCATTTAGGCGAGTAACTGTTACATCATTTACCAACAAAGTATCATCGTTGGCAAACTCAATTTGTTGATAGGTAATTGCAGAACCATCATCGGCAAATACTGTTGGAGTTTCATCTGCCTTTTTACTAATTGTATCCCTAGATAAAAATGTTGCGTTGCCTTCGGCGTCAATAAAAAATCCGCCAAACTCTGAACTTTCGACCAATTGAATCGCTGTAAGCAAATCTCTATTAGATGTGCCAGGATCACTTTGAAGCAAACTATTGCCAGAATTTACATCACGCTGAGATTCTGGCCAATTTACAACATCAAGCAATGTATTAATTCTATCGCCACTTAATTGAGGTGAGCCAGCGCCAGCAACAGTGCTAATGCCAATACTATTTAGCAATCTAAAACCATCAACACATTGCAAGGTAATCTTAGAGGTTTCATCTATACCTAAACCATAGGTGCTGTTGTAGGCGGTAATATAACCAGAGTAAAGATAGTAGCGATCAGTTCCGCCACCATCATCATAATCTGCAAACACACGAATCTTGCGCAGTGGTAGTAATTTGCCATAATAGGGAGAGGATGTGTTAGCGGGCGACCAATCACCATTGTTATCTGCCAAAATTACAGTTGCAGCACCAGCCTCAAATTTATTAAGAATGCGGTTTCTGCCTCGGCGAATATTTACTTGCAAGGCAATATCTGAAACATCAACTACATCGCCAGGTGCATCGGCTAAAATACCAATGCCAAGCGGAGTAGTTGGATCATCGAGCAGAAGGGGATTGCCAAAGGCGGGGCCGTTTTGGAAATCTATCGAAACACCAAGAACTGGAGTACCTGGCATTACAAATCCAAAACTCTAGCGTTGATTGCCCTGCCTGAAGTTTGACCTGCTAACAAACCATTCCTGATTGATTCTTGCAAATCACTCTGCACGATTGCATTACCAGCATTATTAACAGTTACATTTACTGAGGCACGCTCACCAGCACGATAGGCTAGATAATCAGGTAATGTAGTCATTGATTGCCCAAATGTATTTGCGGTAGGTGTATCAGGGATTTTCTTTGTTGCTTGCACCTTTGCTAATAAATCCTCAATGGTTTGTTTTGAAGCAGCCAATCTAGCCTTATCTGCTGCAAAAGGATCGGCAGTGGCAGCGGTTGGCACATTTACAGGAGCAACAAAGGCACTCTTGCCAACGGCTGCAAGATAAGCATTTAATTCTTTAAGTGCTAATTTCCAACTCTCACCTGCTGCATAACCTGCCGCATCCCAACCCTTGCCAAGTTCAACATTGCCAGTAACTGAGGCGATGTATTTAAGAACTTCAATGTTGGTTAAATTCCATTTACTAGCGAGAAGGTTTACTTCCTCAGTTGAAATTTTCTCATCAGCAATAACCATCAAAATATCGGCGTATCTTTGCGCTGCAATATTCATACGATTAGTTGCCTCATAATTAGCAAGTAATTGATTGTACATTGCTTTTTGAGCAAGGTTTTGTTCTTTAAGAAGGTTTAATCTAACTGCCTCAAGTTGAATTGGGTCAGTTTCAGATGTAGGTGTAACACCCATTGCCTTTAATTTATTTAAGGCTTCTTGAGTTGCCGCTTGCTTTTTTTGCTCAGCAGTTAGTTTGGTAGTATTACTTAAAACTTTACCAGTAGCATTAGCAACTTTTTCAGCGGTCTTTGCTCCAGGTGCGCCATAAACATTTCCCCAGCCAGGAGTTAATGCCCTGATCTTTACATTCTGAGCATCAATTGCATCATTGTTTTTAGTTAATTGCTTATAGGCAATTAAGCCCGCTGTTGTAAATGTAGCAATTGCTCCTGCTGCGGCTAAGGCTGAGGCTCCACCTGTTGCAAAAGCGGTACCAACTCCTGCTGCGGTGGCTGCCGCTGCCTGGCGCCCGAAGGCGGCAGTTAGAATATTGATAGCACCAGTTATAGCAACAATTCCAGCATAAACTTTTGCCGATGCAAAGGTAGCAATTAATAAACCGCTTAGAGCCTTGATAGTTCCTAAGTTGCGCTGAATATAATCAAATAAATTAAAAACTTGAGTTAGTAGTGCAGGCAGTTTTGTTAGGATTGTATCTAAACTTGATGCTAATTTATCTTTATTAGCGGCAATCCATTCCTCTAATTTAGGTAAAACTTTTGTAGTAATTACATCAGCAAATTTTTCAATAACTGGTAAAAGGGCATAACCAAGGGTTTCAAGAACTTCACCATAGGCAATATTTAAACCTTTTAATCTAAACTCTAAAGTTTTGGCACGAATATCAGCCTGATTTTTAAAAGTATCATTTAAAACATCAAGTGCTTTATTAAAGTTTTTTGATTTAATTGTATTGGCATCAAGTGGAACACCAAGCCGAGTAAGAGCGCCAAGGTTGCCATTTACCGCTTTACTTAATGCTAAAGAAACAGAGGCTAAATCTTTTCCTGTTCCAGCAGAAATATTTAAAGCAGTGCCTAATAAAGATTGAGCAGAGGCAACATCACCAGTTGCCCTGGCTAGGGTAGCCAGCGCTGGCCTTAATTCATCATCGGCAACAGAAACTTCTTTTTGTAATAAAGTTATGTATTCCTCAGTGCTTGCAATAACTGCATCTGTTGCACCAACAGTATTTCTTAAAGTAGAGGCAAGCAATGCCTGGCTCTTTTGATCCTCCATAGCAGCACGAACTGCATCAGTTCCTACTTTAACAGTGAACGCACCAACGGCAGCGCCTGCTGCGGCAAATGCTAATGCTGATCTTTTAGCAAATTTATCAAAATCTTTACCAAGTTTGGCTATATCTTTTTGAGCAGCCTTTGAACCTTTAGCAGAGTATTGAGTAATGATCCTTGCAATTACTGCGCCAACGGCCATCTCAACTCCTACCATTCAAATTAGTTTGTAATGTTTTTTTAGCATCCTCTAAGGCTGCTGCAACTCGCCTTTGAATTTCATCTTTGTCTTTATCAACAACTGCCCAAATAAGGCGGGAGGCTTTGCCAAATGAATTGCTTAAATATCTAATAAATTGATTTCTTGATGCGTTGCCACGCCTGC